ATCTCTGTTGACCTACCAGGCGACCCAGGTTTTAATACCGAGGTTGCGGAACGTGCCATCCGGAAAGTTGCAAAACGATCCGGGGGTGGGATTGATGGTAATCTCGCCCAAGACATCGCGCAAGCAAACCGTACGGTTGACGTTATCTTTGATAGCGCCACTCGTATGGCAAATGCTGCAAATGCTGCCAGGCGTGGAGACATACCTGGTGTCATTGATGTCCTGTGGAAGTCTTCTACTCCAAAGTTTAAGCCAGGTAAGGAACCCAAACGTGGCGGTTCGACAGCGAGTAATTGGCTGGCGTTCCAATACGGATGGAAACCTCTCCTGGATGATATCGATGGAGCAATGAAGGCCCTTGCGAAGTATCATACCGATACTCGTGGGAGCGTTCGTATGGTGACTGCGTCTGCTCGGAAGGTTATTGTCAGTCGAAGTGACATACTGCAGCACGGTGGGCGTACTAAGATCGGCACAATTAACCGTGTCGATACTTATAATACGCGTATCGGGCTTAGGTATGCCATTGACAACCGACTTCATAACTTTCTTTCACAGACGGGCTTTACCAACCCCGTGAATCTGGCATGGGAGTTGCTACCCTACTCTTTTGTCGTTGACTGGTTCCTACCACTTGGACCTTGGCTCGAAACGCTTAGTGCGTATGGAGGCTTGGTTTTTGTAGATGGATATCAGACCGACTATGGCAAGAGAGAAACTACGGCTTCAACTTACTGGAGTGGTTTCGGACCAGCTAGTCCCACTACACACGAGGAATGGTATGGATCGTATTCTGGTAGGAGAATCAGGATGAGAAGGAGTCCATTAACTGGATTTCCCTCTTCTGCCTATCCCACTTTAAAGAATCCTTTCTCGACCACCCACGTGCTAAATGCGATTGCGCTGGTACGGAGTGCCTTCTAGTAAGCCAGGATGAAGCATCTCATGATTTAATCAGGAGTGTTACTATGCCGGCATTCGGCGATGTAAAAGTGTCGTCTATCCTTTCTGCTACCGCTCTTACAACGAGCGCGACGGTTGGGGTTGACGCTACGTATAGCCCCATTGGTTATGTGACCCCTGGGGTTGCACGGTGGGAAGACCAATCAAGTGGTGTTTCGGTTGGTTTTCCTAGCTTCACCATGTCCGTGCGGCCGCCTACTAAAGGTAGCCGTGTGTACAAGGTGACTGCTAAACTGTCCCTACCGACGTTGGAGGCAATTAGTGGGACTAATGTTGGCGGGTTTACACCCGCTCAGCAAAAGGCCTACGAATGCCAAGCCATCGTAGACTTCCTGTTGCCTGAACGTAGTACCTCTGCCGAAAGAGCGAAGTTGCTCAATCAGTTGGCGTCTATGTTCTTCACAACGGTGAATGCGTCCGACGGAT